CACACAAAATAGGAATTTGACATTCATTGAAAATCCATATAAAATGTTCCATAAAATATACTATGATGATAGTTATCAAGATTTTGATCACTGGAAGTCTTTTGATTATGGGCAATACAAAGACACGTATGTTAAAATAGTTGTTTGCAACAAAAAGAATTCTTTCCTATTTGATACTGTTGTCAATGAACTTTATAAAGTGGGTATCGCAGATTTGTCTATTGTTGAGGACGTTATGGAATTTGAATCGACTGATGATGAAGAACTGGTAGATCAAGCTGAAGACACAATGACCATACTATCAAAGTATATTGATGGCGCATCATTAAATGTTGATAACAATAAGTTGAAAAACTTAATGCGAGAACTTTATGTCGAATCTTTGACTATTGATACTACAGAATGATATTTTTTAAGACACTTAAATTTAAAAACTTTCTCTCTACAGGTAATTATTTCACAGAAATAAATCTCTGTCGTAATACAAATACGCTTGTAGTAGGCTCAAATGGTGCTGGCAAGTCCACAATGCTTGATGCATTGTGTTTTGTTTTGTTTGGCAAAGCATTTAGAAATATCAATAAGCCTCAGTTAGTCAACTCTATCAATCAGAAAGATTGTTTGGTTGAATGTAATTTCTCTATTGGTAATAAAGATTTCAGAATCGTTCGAGGAATGAAGCCGAACGTCTTTGAAATTTATATTGACGGTGATCTATTAAATCAAGATGCAGCATCAAAAGATTATCAAGAACATCTAGAGAAGGTAATACTGAAACTGAATTACAAATCATTTACTCAGATTGTAATTTTAGGTAGCGCATCATTCACACCTTTCATGCAACTCTCCGCTGCTGATAGACGAGCGATTATCGAAGACTTATTAGACATTCAAATCTTTTCGACTATGAATAATGTATTGAAAGAAAAGATTTCAAACAACAAAGATGAGATTCTAAATGTTAAGAATACCGTAGAGAAAAAGGAAGCACTTCTAGAACTTCAGCAAGAACATGTAAATAAACTACAGCAAAACAATACCGATCTTATTGATAAAAAACAGCAAGAGATTGATGCAACACAGAGTCAAATTATTAATCTTCAACGAGTCGGACTTGAACTATCTGAAAAAGTATTGTCTCTTCAAAATTCTATCCTAGATAAAGAGCCTACGGAAAATACTTCGAAGAAACTTTTTCAATATGAAACGAAAATTGAAACAAATCTTTCGAAGCATAAAAAAGATAAGGATTTTTTCTGCAACAACGATTCGTGCCCAACTTGTAAGCAGGTCATTCAGGAAGAATTTAAAAGGGAACAAATTAGAAATTTGGAAGATAAAGAAGATCAATTAAAAAAAGGTCTTGATCAAATTTCTTTACAGATAAAATCCACTCAAGATAGATTAAAAGAAATAAACACTGTCACTAAACAGATACAAGACTTGCAGATACAAACTGCATCCAATTCGATGTCTATTAATCAATCAATGGTGTACATTCAAAAACTGAATAAAGAAATTCAATCTTTAAAAAATGATACAAAAGATATCGAAAAAGATGAAACTAAATTAAAAATGATACAAGAAGAGATTCGTAATTTAGAAGAAACAAAGAAGGCTCTTATAGAAGATAAGAACTATCTAGAAACAGCATCAATTCTTTTAAAAGATACTGGCATCAAAACCAAAATTATCAAACAGTATTTACCTGTCATAAACAAATTAGTAAATAAGTATTTGACATCTCTAGATTTTTTTGTTAATTTTAATCTTGATGAATCGTTTAAAGAGACAATAAAATCCAGACATCGAGATGAGTTTAGTTATGCTTCATTCAGTGAAGGTGAGAAACAGCGAATCGATATGGCACTGATGTTGACTTGGCGTGCTGTGGCTAAATTAAAAAATTCATCTAATACTAATTTGTTGATTTTGGATGAAGTCTTTGATTCGTCTTTGGATACGAATGGAACAGAATATCTGATGCAAATACTTCATATGCTTGAGGATGTTAATTTGTTTGTTATATCCCATAAAGGAGATATTTTGCAAGATAAATTTAGGAATATGATACGTTTTGAAAAAGTAAATAATTTTTCGAGGATAGCCGAATGAATGATGATGTCTTAGTTATTAATACTACACCGACTAGAGTTGTTGATAAATCTTTAACTGTTTTTCCAAATTTTGATGATTCTAATAAAGTTCTTCTAGACAAACTGGAAGATTTTGATATTGAGGAAATCGGTAAACCGGAAATAAATTCGTTTATTAAAAAAATGAAACGTGCGATGATTGATAATAATGGATTAGGTTTATCGGCTAATCAATGTGGATATAAATTTAGAATGTTTGTTATGGGAAGCGAAGAACAACAAATAACATGTATCAATCCTAAAATTATTAAAACATATGGTAATCCAGTGAAGATGAGGGAGGGATGTTTATCATATCCTGGAATGTATTTGTACGTGCCTAGATATGAAAAAATAGATGCTGAATATTATGATGAGACAGGGAAATTGTGCAGAGATACTTTTGATGGTATAACATCTCAAGTTTATCAACATGAACTTGACCATATGAACGGAATAGTATATACTGAGCATGTTGGACCTCTTGCATTGAAACTGGCAAAAGATAGACAGAATAAATTAATGCAAAAAGTTAAAAAATATGTTTTAAGTTCTGGAGATAATAATGGAAAGTAAAAAAACCATTAAAGAAACAACAGAGTATGAAAATTGTCTGGATTATGAAGCAGACGATTATAATGACATTTCAAAGTTTATGGATGGAGAACTCAATAGTAATTTAGTATCTCCTGATGAAGAGGACAAATTTTTAACTCGCGATCAACTTTGGAAAAAATATTGGAAAGGAATGCCTGCTTATGATCAGGATGACAATCCTCCATGGAAACAAATCTACTTGAACTTTCGAAACGAACAAGACTATAATGATTTTGCTAAATTGATAGGGCAAAACTTATCAGATAAAACAAAAAGTATCTGGTTTCCTAAACTTGATATTGAAGAAAACTCTTTGCATCGTTGGATAGTAGAATGATTATTAATCCCAAGTATCCTGTTTACATTATTTCAAAGGGAAGACATGAATCGATGTTGACCTCGAGGTCACTCGCTCGCATGAAAATTCCTCATTACATAGCTATTGAACCACAGGATGAAGAAAATTATGAAGCAGCACTCGATAATTTCGGTATTCGTGATTATGTAACTCTTTTGATTGCACCATTTAGTAATCATGGTGATGGACCAGGAAGAGCGAGAAATTGGTGTTGGGATCATGCTATTTCTATTGAAACAGAAAAACATTGGGTTCTTGATGATAACATAACGGACTTTTATCGTCTTCATAAGAATAAACGATATCGTGTTGAGTCTGGTGCGATTTTTCGTGCAGCAGAAGATTTCATTGATAGATTCGAAAATGTTCCTATTTCTGGCTTTCAGTATAGATTTTTTATTGCACCAAATTCAAAGTATCCACCATATGTAACGAATACTCGAATTTATTCCTGTCTATTGATTTCGAATGATTGCAAACATCGTTGGCGTGGTCGATACAATGAAGACACTGATATTTGTCTTCGTGTTTTGAAGGATGGAGATTGTACTGTACAATTCAATGCGTTTTTACAGGGTAAAGCTGCCACACAAACAGTTAAGGGTGGAAATACTGAGGAATTCTATCATAAAGAATTTGCTGATGAAGATGACAATTTCAAGAAGACTGGATATAATAGTAGCGGAACGATTAATAAGTCGAAAATGTTAGAGGAAATGCATCCTGATGTTGCTAGAGTTGTTTGGAGATACGGACGTTGGCACCACTATGTGGATTATAATCCATTCAAGAAAAATAAATTGCGTCTGAAGCCTGATGTGGTGTTGCCGGAGGGCAACAATGAATATGGAATGAAGTTGATCCACAATTTTGGTGCGTAGTGTTGTATTTTTACAACAGTATTGACAATCCATTCTGAACTGTGTAGAATCGTTTCATAACGTGAGGAAACGAAATGCAATTCACTCAAGAATCTAAGTCTCAACTAGCCAAGCTTATGGCGAGTGAGAACATCCGAGTCGAACATCAAAAGATTCAAACGGCTATGTTCGATTTGAAAAATCGTACACTCTACTGCCCTATCTGGGAAAATATGTCTGGTGAACTTTATGATCTTCTTCTAGGTCATGAAGTCGGTCATGCATTGGAAACTCCAGAAGAAGGCTGGCATAACGCAGTCATGGGCACTGGCAAGTTCAATAAAAACTTCAAACACTTTTTGAACGTAGTTGAAGATGCCCGTATCGAAAAGAAAATCAAACGGCGTTATCCTGGTCTTCGCCCTTCCTTTGTCAAAGCTTATCAAAGCTTGATTGAGAAAGATTTCTTTGGTATTAAAAATCGAAAGATCG